CATTCCAATATGGACCCTTGGCGCTTACAGCTCTGATTTAGTCTGAATCGGAACCAGGAAGGCAAAAGGGGCAGGCAAGGCTCCAGACCAGGCAAGGGGCGGGTGTATCAGAAAGGACGTACAACCCACAGACACGCGCTAACACGACTGAAAGCCTTACAGAGAGCGGCTATCAGGCGGCCAGGGTAAGGACAAGCCCACGGCAAGAGGCACAGAAGCGCTAAATGATGCGCTGCGCGCTGCCTTGTTTTGTACCTTTGACCTTAAGGCCTATTGTACAAAGGTACATTTGTACGTATATTACGGCCCACACCCACCGCGAGGCCCTCAACATGGCAGCAAGAATCTGGACATTTCAGAACCCCAAAGGCGGCACCACGAAGACCACCAGCGCGACGAATATCGCCGCCTGCCTGGCCACGGTGCACAAAAAAAACGTGCTCCTGGTCGACCTGGACGGCACGCAAGGGTCGGCCTCTGACTGGGCAAGCGCCCGCTCTGACGACGCTGTGCCGGTCCCCTGCGTAATCATGCGCGAGACGATTAAGCGCGACCTTCCGCGCATTTCCTCGGGGTATGACTACGTGATCATCGACGGTATTCCGAAGATCACACCCCTGACCTCTGACGCGGTCAAAATTTCCGACCTGGTGATCATCCCGGTACAGCCAAGCCAATACGACATTTGGGCCACACGAGACATGGTGCAGCTCGTCAAGGACCGCCAGGAAGTTACCGACGGCCTACCGAAAGCGGTCCTGCTGGTCGCCAGAGCCATCAGAAACACGATCATTGAGAGAACCGCGACAGAGGCGCTGCACGGCTACGAGCTGCCGGTGCTCAGCGCCAAGACATACCAGAGCGTCTCGTACACAAACGGTATTGCCCAAGGCCTCAGCGTATTTGACCTTCCCGCAGGTGACGGCGCACGAGACGACATCGAAGCCGTGACCCGCGAGCTAATGGAGATGGATAAATGAGCAAGCCAGCCCCGAAAATCACCATAGACCGCCCAGCCCGCCAAGTTGGCGCGCCCGAGGAGGCGCACCTCGAGAAAGCGCGCCGGGCAGTAGTTACCGAGTCGACCGAGGAAAAGCAGCTAAAAGCCATCGTGCCGGTCAAGTACCACCGTGGCACCAACGACATTAAAAGCATGTCGGCCGACAACGTCCCGGTTAAGTATTTGATCATTGAAGCGCTCGACGACCTGTTCAAGAAGTACGAGCAAGGGAAGGGGCATTACAACGTCGAAGATCAGGCCGAGCTGAAACGCCGCCTGGAATCATTGAAGTGAAAAAAAGATGCCTGACAGCGGTTGCACCCGCTGCCAGGCGGGACCGATAGACCTTAGAGGGGTTCACCATGTCCAGAAAGGACTATACCACAGCGCGCGGCCTGAGCCTGCGCGACGCCGTAGATCCAGCCAACCGCGCCAAAGTTCGCGCCTACTTCGAGCAAGAGCTCTGCCTAATCGCCTGGCACGGCTTCCTGCGCTCGATCGGGGAGGCCGCACAATGAAACGCACTGACGACCCTACTGGCCTGCAGTTCCTTTTCAAGGGCGCCGTGGCCATCGCCCTGGTACTGCACGCGATCGGAATATTCGTTTACCGCCTGTACACCCAAAAAGCAGAGCAGCACCAGGACGGTGAAGAATGATCAGCGCCGTCGATTTATTCGCAGGCCTCGGCGGATTCAGCGAAGCGGCAAAAATTGCCGGGATCAAAGTCGTTTGGGCCGCCAATCACTGGCCTACCGCCGTTGAATGGCACGCCGCCAACCACCCCAACGCCATACACGCTTGCCAGGACCTGCACCAAGCCAACTGGTCGACCGTACCGGCGCACGACCTTCTTCTCGCTGCGCCGTGCTGCCAGGGGCATACAAAAGCCCGAGGCAAGGGTGCGGGCAACCCCCAGCACGACGCCTCAAGGTCGACCGCGTGGGCGGTTGTTTCCGCGATCGAGTACCACCGGCCAGAGGTGGCCATCGTCGAGAACGTGCCGGAATTCTTGAACTGGTCGCTATACCCCGCCTGGTCCCAGGCCATGCACGCACTTGGCTACCAGCTCGCGCCACATATCGTCGACTGCGCAGACCTTGGCGTGCCCCAAAACCGCGTCCGGCTGTTCCTGGTATGCACCCGAAGCAGGGCGCCGCTTTACCTGCAGCTGCAGCAGCGCCCGCACGTACCGGCGTCGTCCTTTATCAACTTCGACGCAGGCCGATGGTCGCAGATCGACAAGCCAGGCCGGGCCGCCTCGACCCTGATCCGCGTCAAGAACGGCCGTGAATCCTTCGGCGAGCGCTTCATCATGCCTTACTACGGCTCAGGATCTGGCCTCACCGGCCGCGACCTTAATCGACCGATCGGCACAATAACCACCCGCGACCGCTGGGCAGTGGTCGACGGCGACCGTATGCGAATGATTGACGCCGACGAGGTCCTGCGCGCCATGTCCTTCCCGGAAAACACTCGCCGCCCGGCCAGCAGCCGCCTCACCGTACACATGGCCGGGAACGCCGTTCCCCCGGTCGCTGGCTCAGAGATCATCCTCGCCGTAAAGGCCGCAGCATAGCCGCCGCTGAAAGCATGTAGCCAACCCCACAAGCCCGCCCCCTCGGCGGGCTTTTTGCTACGCTGCGCGCCTCAAGCAATGGAGATCCGCGCAGCATGAAAGCAAAGCCCCTACTTATCACTCTTGCCGTCGTCGCCCTGGTGGCCATCGGTATAAACGACCTCATGAATAAGGACGCCAACGCCCTGGAGCGCGTCAGCGATCGCGCCGAGCTGCAGGTCGACTGCAGCATCGTAAAGAGCGACGGCAACCGCTGGGGCGTCTGTCGCTACAAGAACGGCGCACCGGCCAGCGCCTGGCTCGACCGCGACGGGACCTGGATCGCCGCCAACGGGAACGCGATCAAGGTCATTGACCGCCTCGCCAACGTCACAAACCTGCAGAACCTCCCCAGCGTCATGCGCGACTACCAATCGCCGCCGACCATGCCCGCCGACCTGTTCAAGTAGCAGCCCCGGAAACGCGAAAAGCCCCACCGCCTCTAGGCAGTGGGGCTTTTTATTGCGTAAGGCATTGCAAAGCGTGAACTACTTGTTCACACTATGCCCATGATTAAGACATTCCAACACAAGGGCCTCAAGGCCTACTTTGAAACCGGGACCACCAAGGGCATCAGGGCTGACCACGCCAAGCGGCTGACCCTGATCCTGTCGTCACTGGACGTTGCGACGGCCCCAGGCGAACTTAATCTGCCGGGCTTTCGCCTGCACCCGCTCAAGGGCCAGTTGGCGGGCTACTGGTCAATGACCGTTAGCGGCAACTGGCGAGTAATTTTCCGATTCGTCGGCGCCGACGTCGAACTGGTTGATTACCTGGACTACCACTAAAGGAGGGCCACCCATGGCCATGCACAACCCCGCCCACCCTGGCGAAATGATTCAAGAAATGTTGCCGGATCTGAATATCAAAATTGCCGAAATGGCGCGGCGCCTGCGCTTCTCCCGCGAAATGCTGTCGCGGGTGATCAACGGCCGCGCACCGGTAAGCCCCGACCTGGCCGTGCGGCTCGAGCGCGCAGGCCTGAGCACTGCGCGCTTCTGGCTGGCGCTGCAGATGAACTATGACCTATGGCAAGCCGAACACCGCGAGCAGCCGGACGTCGATCGCCTGGTCGCGGCCTGAGCCAAACGAAAAAAGCCCCCACCGCCGCGAGGCAGTGGGGGCTTATTCATTCCAGGGGCACCGAGGCCTCGAGCGCTGTTCTGTAACTCTGCTGCCTGCTACCGCTTTCAGTCACCTTGTCGATTGACCACTGCCCTTGCAGGTAGCTCGGCCAGCTACCATCGAGCACGACCAACCCCTCGGCGCCGTACCCTGGATTGCCGGGGCACTCGATACGGATTTTCGAGGCGCCGCGCTTGATCTTACGCGCCATCCCCTCGCCCGCCGCCTTGGCCTCGGCCTCGTTCTGATACCGCTGCGTCACCTTCTTGAAAGGCTTCTCGCCCGTCTCAACAATGCATTCCTTTCCGCTCGACCCGTCCCACCAGGTCGTTTTGCAACCCTTGAACTTTACCCGACTGTCTTCGTCGAGGCTGGCGTTTACGAATGCGCTGTCGCCTGGCCGGTTGTCGTTGGTGACAGAGATCGTCATCACCGGTAGCGTTTTCCCCGACAGCGATTTGAGCTGGCCAGCCCTGGCCATGACGTACAGCTCGTTGACCGGCTTCGTCACCGCATCATGAATTTTCGCGATACGGGTCAGAAAGCCCATGTCAGTCTCATTCGACTGGTCGAGGTGGTCGACCTGGATCGCGTCCAGGTCGGCGGCGATACGTGGCGAAAAACCGTGTCGAGTGGTCAGCTCGCGGAAAATCGCACCGAGCGTGGTAGGGCCAAAGCTGGCCGACCTACGGGCCTTAAAATCCGTTTCGTCAGCCACCTTGAACGGCGCGGCCGTGGCCGTGATCACGAGCTGGGCCGGGAATAGCTGGGGCGTAACGCGCGTAATAACGAACATACCCGCGTCAACGAGCCCCGACTCCTTATAGCCCCTGCGAAAGCCGATCTTGCCGTCGACGCTCGGCAAGCCGTCCAGGCCCTCGATATTGATCGTCAGCTTTAGCGTGTCCGACCGAACGCCCGCCGCGTCGACATACTCCCAATCAATCAGCCGCGAATTGATCAACGCCGCATTGGCGCCGGTCACTTCAACGGCCGGTGTATAGCCCAGCGACATAAATCCCCCTTAATCCCATGCCTTGATCGGCGCAGCGCTGGCCGGGGCGGCCTCGAGCTCGGGCAGGATCACCCAAAGCCCCGAGGGCAGCGCCGAACCGTACTCGGCCAAGTTCTTATTGAGCAGCCAGAAAGCCTCCTCGGCCGCGTCATCCGACCGAGACAGCTCGCGGTATAGCAGGACGTTTGCCGTGTCCCCGGCGATCGTTCGAACCCTACGCATTGACGAACTCCTGCAGCTCGAGCGTCCACTCGAGCAGGGTCGCGGTCCCGTCATCGAGTACGCGTTTCTGACTCTCGCTGACGTCGTCAATCCGCCACCGACCCCACACGCGACCAGTACCGTCGACCAGGACATAAGGCGCGCGGGCGTTCGCCATTGCGCGCAAGGCATCGACCTTGGCCATACCGGCAGACCACTGGGCCTTTCCGCTCAGCCTGAGCGACTCCAGGCCCTGGCCGGTGTTGTGTGACTTCGGCTTGCTGCTGATTATGTCCAGGCTCACCCAGCCGCCCGAGGTTTTACGCTCGAGCGTGTCATAGGGAAAGCCGCTGGAAAGCCCGAAAATAAAGGACCCCAGCGCCATTTGTTGCGACATGATCAATCACTCCCATCGGTTAAAGAGGCGCTGCGTCGGCCCGCCAGCGGATCCGGGCCCGCCATCATCGGCAACAGCTCAGCCTTGAGCCGCGCGAGGATGTTGTCGGCCATACGCTTGTCATAGGCCGGGTCGCCGCTTGGCTGCATCGTGATCGACGGCGAGAACGTGATCGGCTTGCTGTTTTCGGTGGTGCTCTTGACGACCTGCTGAGCTGTCGCCTCGGGGCTTTTGAGCTTGTCGACCAACTCCCCGAGCTTTTCGCCAATCCAGGAACCGGCCTCGCTCCCGGCAAAACTGCCGATAGCCCCGCCGATCACCGTCCCGACTCCCGGAAAAATCATCGTCCCAATCGCAGCACCAGCAGCACCACCGGCCAACGCGCCGCCTGTACCGCCAATGCCCGCGCCGATCTGGCCGCTGTCGCCGTTCGCGATACCCTCGGCGACCTGCACACCACCAGAGAGCAGCACAAGCGGCGTCGCGGCCTTGCTGAGAACCTTCCCGCCCAAGCTGGCGCTCTTTGAGAGCAAACCTGGTGCAGCCGCCTCAGCAGCTGCAGCGGCGGCGGGAGCAGCCGACAACGGAACCTCAGCGGCCGCTTTCGCGACCGCCAAAGACAGCGGCGTTTTGAGCGCACCAGGAGGACCAGAAAGGCCCGCTGCTGCAGGCGGTACGATTCCGACAGGCAATTTCCCCGCCACGGCCGCCGCTGGCGCTGCTGACGCCTTGATCGCCTCCGCAGCCTTGCCAGTGTTGGCAGCAGTCGCCGCAGCGCCTGCAGGAGCTGCCATAGCGTCGCTGGCGACAGAGGCCACCGTCGCAGCAGTCAGCGCCGTTCCCAGCAGCTTGCCGCCATACTTCCCGCCAAACTTCGACCCCCACTCAGCAAGGCGCGCCAGGCGCCCGCCCTTGGCCGCTGTAGCGACAGCAGCACCTTTGCCCGCCGCCGCTCCCTTACCGCCGCCACCTGCACCACCAGCGCCACCAGAACCGCCACGGCCGCCACCTGCACCCAGGCGCCCAAGCGTTGCATTCAGGCGCGCGACGGCCAGGTCAGCCGCGATTGCCGTTTGCCCGGTGCGGGCGTCGAGCTTCGCGCGGGCCAGGCCGCCACGGTTGAATACCTGGCCAATCATCAGCCCGGCGTATTTCAAGCCGAGAGCGCCGAGCGTCAGCGCAGCCACACCACCAGCGGCGACAGCCAGCGCGCCCGTCATGTTCGGGAAAGTCTCAGCCAGCCAACTGATACCGTCGGCAAGCGCACCAAGCGGAACCAACACGAAGTTGAGCGCGGGCAGCATTGCCTGCCCGATCACCGTCGAGAGCCTGGTCAGCTTGGCGGTAAACGCATTCCAACCGGTGCGCGAGGTGTTGGCCACCCCGGCCGCCTCCTGCATCATCGAACCGTTTTCGCCCAGGGCCGAGGTCGCGTATTTGGTCTTATCCTTGACCATGTCAAAGGCGCGCTGCACCTCGCTCAGGTTTTCCAACAGCGGCTGGATCGCACCAATAGACTCAGAGCCGAAAAGAGTCGTGGCGATTGCCGCGTGCTCCTCGACTGGCTGCTCCTTGATTGTCTGCAAAACGCGCATGATCGTTGCGGGCGCATCGACCTGCATGTCTGCAGCCAGCTGCTCAGGATCTATCCCCAGCTCGTCCCATTGTTTTTTCTCGCCCTTGGTCGCGGATTTGCCCGCGACCAGCGCGCTGGTGAAGTTCTTAAAGCCGGTACCGGCGATTTCCTTTTCGGTCCCTGGGTTAAGGAGCGCCGCCGACAGCGCGGCAGTCTGCTCGGGCGTCATGCCCGAGGCCTTGCCCACTGCCCCATAACGCTTGACCACCGCCGCAATGTCAGCGGCCTTGGCGTTGAAGCTGTTGCCGAGGTAGTTCGTCGAGTCGGCCAGGTCGAGCGTCTGCGCGCGGTTGAGCGCCATAGAAGCGCGCCACCCGGCCATAGTTTCGCCCGCCGTCTGAGCGTCAATATCGAACGCCGAGCCCATGATCGCCGCGTCGCGCGTAAAATCCATGACCGCAGCCTGCTTGCCAGCCGCGTCGATTTTCCCGTCTTTATCCTTGACGTCGTTCCCGATACCCGACTGCCCGGCTGCGTATTCAATCTTGGCCAGGTCGACGGCCGTCATGCCCGAGGACGCGATCAGCCGATCGCTAGCCATTTTCAAGTTCGCAGAAGCCATTTCCTGGCGACCGTTGCCCTCGAAGGTGATCACCTTCCCGACGTCGGCCATGGCCGTTTCGAGATCCATCGCCTGGCTGATCGGGCGACTGGCCACGTAGGCGAGCGCAGCCGTCTCAACCATCTGGCCGCGCAGATCGGCGCGCTTACCCTTGTTGTCGTCGATCCGCCCCTGCGCACCATGCACGGCCGCCAGGCGGGCACGCTGGGCCGTCAGCGCGGCGTTAGCCGACTCTGTCGCCGCCTCGAGGCGCTTCTGCTCGCTGGCCAGCTTGCCAGTATCAACCCCGGCCGCCGTCAGATCCGTCTGCAGACGCTTGAGCTCGTTTCGCTGGCCACGCTGGGCCGCCGTGAGCGTCCGAACACCGGCCGTAGCCTTGTCCTGCGCACTATCGAGCTTGGCCACCTCACCGGTGGCGCTCTTGAGCTCACGAGCGAGCCGCGCCTCCTCAGTACGAGCGACACGCACCTGCGCAGTGGTCGCCTCTGTCGAGCTGGCCAGCTGCTTGTGCGTCGCCGCCGCTGCTGCGTGCGCCTGCGTCAGCTGAGTGACCTTGGCCGTCGCGCCCTGGTACTCCCGACCGAGCCTGGCCTGCTCTACGCGAGCAGCCTGCAGCGCGGTTTTAGTCCCCTCGACTTTTTCTGCCAGCTTGGCGTAGCCGTCGACCGAGCGGGCAGTGCGGTTGAGCTGCTGGAGCTCGGCCTGCTGAGCCCTGATCCCATCCTGCAGCGCGTCGGTCTTTTTCGAGAAGTCGCCGAAGGTGCTCGAATAGGCGTCGACCGCCGCGAGCCTCAATGAATATTTTGACTCAGCCATGCGCCCTAATCCTTCCTAACCCCGAGGCGGATCATCGCCAGCTCATAGCGGCGCATCCCCTTTCCGGCGTCCCACTCCAGAATTTCCGCCTCGCTTACGTGGTAAGCGAGGGGCACCACATCGAGAATTACGTCGATGTCGTTTACTGAAAGAAGTCCGCCGGTTTGTTCAAAAAATCGTTCAACCTGGCCTGCAATTGGGTCCAGTCAGGAACGGCCATGCTTTGAATCTCGGGCACGGAAAGGCCGGTGCAATTGGCGCTGCAGAAGTCGGCGCGCTCGGCGTCGGTCTTGAGTTTGCGCATCACCTTACTGACCTTGAGCGATGGCACCTGCAGCTGCAGGCGCTCGATCATGCGACCCACGCCCTTGATAGGCACCAACAGCGGCGCGTCGTCTGGATCCTTGGGCACGCTCTCCAGGAAGTACGAAGCCGGGAGGGAAATGTACTCATAGATTTTTTCGGCCATCGACACGTAGTCAGGCCGCTTGACTTGGTCGAGAACCTCCTCGCTCAAGCCGCTGGCCAAGCGCAGCAGCGCCTCGAACTGGTCGTCTTCGTCTTTGCCCACTTCGGCCAGCGCCTTGCGGTGCTCGGCCACGCTGAAAGCGCGCAGGGGAATGGTCGTCAGCTCACCGGCATCAGTCTGGATCGGAAAGCGCAGGGTATGCTCAGGCAGGGACCAGGTCGTTTTTTCTTGCATGGGATTTTTTCCTTCAAACGGCAAAAAGCCGCCCTAAGGCGGCCTTTGTTTTTCCAGGGGAGAGGGTGGCGGTTAAACCATCAGCGCCAGGCGGCGGGCGCCCTTGAGCAGGTCCACGCCGTTGACGACGACCTTCTGCGTGCGCGTGTCGATATCGGTCATCGGCACGCCGTTTTCGAGGCGCTGGTAACTGCGCAGCATGATTTCCAGGATGGTGACGGGCTTGTCTTTCATCTTGAGGGTTTTCTCCTCAAACACCTTGAGCTTGCCGCTGCAGATGTAATAGGCGAACCACTCGTTGTCGTCCTGGTCGACGCCCGCCTCTTGCACGGTGAGCATGACTTCATCGCCGCCAGTGACGCCGAGCGCGCCCATGATCGGCAGGCCGATACCGTTCAGCGTCAACTTACAGCTCAGCGCCTTCATACCGGTGGCCATGTCCTCGGAAACGAAGCGGCCGCCGCGCATTTCCTCGGTTTCAAACTCGATTTTTGGCGGCTCGAACTCGTCGATGGTGGCCATCAGAGGCAGGCCCTGCAGGGTGGCAGTGATGATCTGCCGAACGCGGTTGGTAAACATTAGAGAACATCCCCCAAGAATTCTTCGATGATGGCGTCGCTCGCATTGAGCTGGTAGACCATGTGTTCGTTCGGCGCGTAGCGGCCGTAATCAATGCACAAGTACCAGGTGCCGTTTTTGTAGTGCTCGACGCTGTTCAGCTCGGGGTGCAAGTACACCTTGCCGCCCGGAATGGTTTCATCGGCGACCAGCGTCTGCAGCCAGGTATCAATGCGCTTTACCTCCTGCTCCATGAACGACTTGGTCAGGTTGCGGGACATGACTTTCTGCGCCGCTTTAACCAGCTTGCGAGCGATCGCGTCCTCAAGGCCCACGTAGCTGATAAATTTGCCGGTGATCGAGCGGTTCCCAATCAGCGAGAAGCCGCCGAGCATGGTCCGCGCGTAGTAGCTGACGCCGTAGCGGTTGAGCAGGTCGCCGTCGGTGGACTTGTCCAGGATGTTGTATTCGACCGTGCGCGAGACGTCGGCCGCATACGTAACCTGGTTGCCAGGGCTCTCCCATTGCTTGACCGAGGCGAGCGCGGCGATCGCCAGGCTCGACGGCGGCAAGAAGACGTTAGCTTGCGCGGCCTTCGAGTAGATCGCGGGCATCTGGTGGACCAGATAGCAGCGGTCATAACCCAGCGCGGCGCCGCCGATCAACTTACTGTTTTCGACCTGGCCGGTAACGGTCGTGTCTTTGCCGTCCAGGACAACCCGCGCGCGGATCCGCTTACCGATCGAGGCCAGTTCGCTATGCACGGCCTGGTCGGCAGAGAAGCCGGGTGCGCCGATGATGGTTGGATCTTCCTGGCAGATCGCCAGGGCCTGCAGGCCGAGCTTCTGGCCGGTCACAGGATCTTCACCGCCGATCACGTTATTCATCGTCTCGGCAACGGTGGCGCCCTTCTCGACCACGATCACGTAAATCGGGATCTTGACCACTTTCAGGATCGCTTTCACGACGTTGATCAGGGTCCCGGACTCTGCGCCGGTCGGGTCCAACTGCTCAGCGGCGAGCATCCCGCTGATACGGTACGGCGCATTGACCGGCACGCCGATAGCGCGATTAGGCGCGGTGCCAACGATTGCGACGACGTTGTCGCCAATGCCGCCCATCGCCTCTGGTGATTCGGTCGCCTCGAGCGAGACGCCGTTATGCTCGAAATTGGTTACTTCAGCCATTGCTTAGTCAGCCTTTGCGGTGGATTTTTTGGGCGCTGCAGCGGCAGCTTCGGCCGCAATCGGCGCGGTCAACTTGATACGGCCGACGGTTTCAAGCTGTTGCGCTTGAACGTCCAGGAGGTCGAGCTCCTGGCCCACGGTGGACCAGTGGCCCCCGCCAAGCGGGTACGGAATCAGGACGGTGTATTTCTGGCGGTTGGCCATAGGGTGAATCTCCAGAAACGCAAAAGCCCCCAGGTCGGGGGCGTTTTGCGGACGAAAAAAAACCGCTTTCGCGGCCCGTTGGAATTTGAGGTGTTACTGCGCCGGACTTTCCGGCCAATCAATGACCGTAGGGAACCCGGCCTGCTGCTCAATACGGCTCAGGTCGACGCGGTATTGCTTCCAGGACAGCAGTTGCGCCGCCTCGGCGTCTGTCGCCTTGCCCAGGTCCGCAGCATCCTGCAGGGGAGAAATTCGCAAAGCAGCAATGCCCAGGAGCTCGTCACGGCGTGCGTTCACATCACCCACCGCAGCAGCAGCCATTACCCCGGCAATATCCGCAGGAGATAGCCCCAAGCCTGAAAGCCCGGTTACATCCGGGTTTACGTAAATGGACCCCTTGTAAATGACAGATTTCATAAATCCCCCTTAGGCAGAAATAGTGCTGTAAGACTTCCGGGCGATATAACTGCCAGCGGTCAAATTAAACAGATCATCGATTGTGGCCGACGCTCCGTAACCAGAAATTGAAACGGTCGCAATATCTACAACCTTCGGGATTTCCGAGAGGACGATTTTTGTTTGCTTACCGTTTTTCACAACGGAAGAAAGCGCGATACTTAAATTCATAAATCCGAAATAAGTAGTAAAGGTTGCCACGTCCTGCACGTACAGCTCCGAGCGGTGAAAGAAAACCCTGAAACTTACGCTTTCACCAACGCCACCACCGCGAGAAAACAAACCGCCGTAGTCATTAGTCGAATATACAGGGCCAGGAGCAACGCCCGTTTCGACTCGACAATCGGTGAACTTTATATTCACCTCTGTCTGCCCCAGAAAAGCGTTACAGATATAACCCTCGGGAGCGCTTTGGCACACCCCACGAATGATAGGCCGCGCGGAGGCCGTACCGTAAGGGATAAACAGAATCGCCTTACGGTCAACGTTACTCCCGCCCAGGTGCTCGCCGACCTCATAGACCTGGCCGCGCTTCAAACGGATTTCAGCAGTGCCGCCAGACATAATCTTATTGATTGCAGCACCAATACTCTTTAGAGGCTTATCAGTAGTTAAGCCAGTATTCGTATCGAGCCCCGCCGCCGAATCTACAAAAATCGTCTTTACCACTTCGGCACGCACTGCTGCTGGAACTTGCTCGGTAGCAGCCGCTACTTTTTGATCAATTGCTGCGATTTTGTTAGTTACCGCAGCAGTCAACGTATTGCACGCCGTAACCAGACCGGTAATTACACTTTCCAAGCTCATTTATTAAACCCCTGTAGAACCGTTGATTTTTGTCGCGCCGGAAGTAAAGGCGCTGGCCAGCCGCTGAAACCCGTCACCGACACTTGCCTCTAACGCTGAAACACTCGCCGCCGACGCGAAGTAAGTAGGAGCATTCCCCCCGAGCAGAGACGAGTCGGCAGCCGTGCCCGTCTTCAGCAGAAACTTTCCGTCGGCCTGAGTGACCGTATAAGTTGCTGACTTGTCGGCCTTTGAATCAAGTTTCGCCAAGATAGTGTTGGCAAAGTTTGGATCATTGCCGAGGGCTGTCGCGAACTCCTCGAGCTGGTCAAGCGCCGACGGCGCGGCGCCGATTAACTGCGCGAACCGCTGATCGAGCTGCGCTGGCGTCACCACCTCGCCTACATTCGCCTTGCCAGCCAGACCAGGCACCGAAACCTGCATCGTCACATTGCCCGAGCCATCGAATCCGATCTCGCCCGTGGCTTGACCGGCTAGCGTGATCGTGCGCAGAACCCTGAGCCTGGCGGCCGTTGCCGCATTGGCGCCGAGCGTTCGATTAGGGTCGTCAATGTCCATTTTTGCGTATATATCAGCCTTGTCAGCCTTGTTCCGCAGCTTGCCATCGATCACCCCCATCAGGTTGTTGACCGAGGCGACAAGCGTGTCGAGCGTCGCGAGTAGCCCCATAGCTAACTCCCTTGTGCGGAGATAACCCCCGCGTGATAGATAAATGCCCCCTGCAGATCCTCAAGCAACCCGGCAAGCGTTGCGCTAGCCCCCGTGGCCAACTCCAGAGCCTGCATAGCGTTCTGCTCGGCCTGCTGCGTGCGCTGCAGGACGTTTTCAGCCAGCACACCGACAGGCCCCTGCACGCCCAGGGAAATAACGCTCAGCCGTGGCGCGATCGCCTGGCGGATCTCGACGACGCTTGCGCCCTGCTTGAGGGTGACAATCCGCTCGACGCCCCGTGTGATCGTCACCGTCGGCGCGCCACTCATTCGATCACCGCAGGGATCAGCCGAGCCAGGCCGCGCACCAGGCTGTAAACCTCGCCGCTGGGGTACATGACACGCAGCTCATAGCGCGCACCCGTCCAGAGCGCACCGCTGGTACCGGCAGTTTTGCCAGGTGCCAGATTCACCGATAACTGACCTTTCAAAGGGCCGATCTTGACCCCGCCATCTTCGGTCGTGCATTCGGCAAGGGTCTGGTTACTGGACGCCGGACAGATCCGAAATACGGCCGTACACCCCCCGATATCGACCGCCTCGCGCGGCGTGCCGCTGTCCTCCCAGGTGATGCCGAAACCGAAGGTCGTACCCTCTACAATCGTGAAGTCTGGCCCGCTCATGCCACCCCCTGCCTGTCCTCCAGGCTCATGACTCGCAATAAGAGGCCGACGTGCCGCGCCATGTTGTCGACGCTAGCCGTTGCGAGTTGCCCGATCTCCTCAGTCAACAGCACGTTGAGGTTTTCGGACCCAATAACCACCGTCACGCTATCAGTCGGCAGCGGCGAAATGTCCAATACAAACCGCTGCAGCACCCTGGCCTGCGCAGACTTATAGGTCTGCAGCACACCAGCCTGCGAGAACACCGCGAGCAGCGTCCCGGTCGCCAGATAGAAACCGAACTCACCGACTTCATACTCGAGAGCCCCGTCGAACAGAGCAGCGATCCGCAGCCCGCCGCTGCCCAAGTCCTCGTAGTCGGCGATTGCTACACGCTGACGCTCGTCCCTTAGCGCCACCTCGGCGCCCGACGGGTCATAACGGGCCGTCCCGGCCGCTACGTGCGTGATTTCCCCCTTAAAGCCTTGATTCTTTGCCTGCACGAGCTCGTCCAAACCGACGGCCGTGAAGCGAACCAGGCGCGTAATGTCTGTCGTGTCTGTCATAACTGCCCCCTGAGGTCGTAATCGTTGATGGTGTAAAGCCGGCCAGCTCCTGCGCCGCCCAAGCCTGCGCGCACCTCGATCTCAGGCAGAGTGCCCGAGAGATATAGCTCGCCATCCTGCAGCGGCGTATGCGTGGCGGCAGTCATGCCAAGGCCACCTTTGAGGGCGATTTGAGGCAGCGCCCCGTCGCAGTCGGGGTCAGCAATACTTATGCCCTGGTCCGCAGCAGCGACCGCCCGCAGGCCGCCGCTCGTCTCATGAACGACCGTGATCGTCATGTCGTCGCGCTCGCTTTTCGCGGCACGCAAGCGACTGATCAACCGCTTATGATCGCCCGAGGACCAGGGGCGACTGACCACCGCCTCCACCTCGAAGCTGTAAGGCACTCCGACGGGCACAGCCGAGTACCAGGGCGTCACCTTGGGGGTGAATCCCATCGACTCGACCGCGTATTTCAGAGCCTTATCCGTCCCGGCCTGGCGCTGAATGCTCCAGGACAGCGCAACGGTCAGGCGCTTTTCTGATTCGCTTGCGTTCGCGTCCCACTCTGCGACGCCGCGATCGGCCGCCAGGTACGGCAAGAAGTCGACTGGCGTCCGCTGGGGATCCATCAGCTCGGGAAACGGCGGTGCGATACGGTCGACCAGCTTCCCGAGCGCCAGGTCTAAACCGAGCTCCAGGAGCGAGCTATTAGCAGCCAGCAGCGTGTAGTCGGTCATAGGGTTCTGACCTCGATCTCGATCTCTTCGCAGTACGGCGCCTGGTGCGCGGCGCACTCAATCGGCACCAGGGGCTCGAGCCGCGTCAGGCGCTCAGCACCGGCCGCGATCAAACCGGCGTCGATCCAGGCCGGGTCGATGTAACCCTCGAGCCGGTGGCGCGCGGTGGCATAGGCCGCCATGGCGCCCTTGGCGGCCGTTTCGGTCAGGCCAGAGTCAGGGCCGGGGTTGATATAGGCGATCGCACGGATCCGGTACCGCACAATTTCAGCGGCCCGCACCGTCACCAGGTCAGTTTCGGGCCGGACGTCGTCACGGGCGAAGTGCTTTCGAGTAGCCTCGAGCAGATCCGCGCTCGGCGTGCCGTCACCCTCACGGCCCAGGACCGTTACCGTCACCTTGCCAGGCTCAGTAAATCGGCCGTTTGCGTCCTTGACCTGAGCCGCGAAAGCATCCTCGGCGAAGGTGTACGTCACCACCACTTGCCCAGCCTTCGGCGCGTCCACGGCAACCGTGGCGCGCTCGCCAAGTGTCAGCGCTTCGCGCCGGTACTGCAGGCGGGATCCTGCCGCAGGAGCGTGCGGCGCCAGGTAGTAGCGCAGCCGCAGATCGGCGTCGGATTCCTTTTCAGGCGGCACGACCGGGAAAGCGTTCGGATCACCCTCGGAGATAACGCGCCGCTCGAGGCCCATGTCAGCCGCTCGGGCGTCCAGGTTCGAGCCCTCGGACCACCACGCAAGCATCTGCTTGATTCTGGCGTTCCATTTGCGCTCGTGAGTCTGAATGCGCAGCACGAAAGCACCCATCATCATGACAACGAGCTCGCTGTCATTCTGCAGCGACTCAGCCAGGCGCGCGGCCTTGGCCGGGTCCCTGGCCGCGACGTACTGCAGCAGCTCAGCGGAAAACTCAGCGAGCAGCGGCTCGAATTGCTCGACCTTGACGATTTCAGGGTCGGCCAACTGGTTGAGGCCGGGGATCAGCATCGTACTCACGTCACCACCTCGAAACTCATTTTGCGGTTTTGCCAGGTTCCGGCCAGGCGCAGGCGAAGCCCGGCGCCCTCGCGGGTCGCGACCACCGTGTCAGGCTGAAAGTCGCCGATGCCGTTCGCCTCGTTGTAGAAGGCCTCGACCGCGTCCGATTGAGCCAACAACAGCAAACCGTCGCCCATGTTCTTGCCGAGCCTGGTCAACAGCTGGCACCCATACAGGGGCCGCTTTTGCCGAGTGCCCAGCGGGGTAGTCAGCGCACGGGTCGCGCGCTGTACGAATTGAGGCCAGTCGTCGACCGTGGCCCCTGTATCTCTGTCGATTCCGATCATGGCCAGGCCTTTATGCGGTGCTGATTACTCGCCCCTGGTGATCGAGCACCGGGCCGGTGAAGTGAATCCCGGCCGCGTCGACCAGGACGCTGACCGCGCCGATCGTCAGGAGCGCCGTTTCTGGCGTCATCGAGAGCTTTGTCGGGCCGATGGCCAGCTCTACGAGCTCCTGTGATGCGTTTACAGACGTTTGCCCGTTCTGCCAGCTCAGCGTGTGGCTGTCATGGTCATAACTGCTGTGCGTGCCGTCCGGGTAGGTACGGCGGTGTAATTGCGGCTCGACCGATGCAGGCGGGAAGGCTCCCGACGTCAGACCGCACAGCGCAACCGTATGGGCGCCACCGTCACCACCTCCGTAATTGATCAGCACGCACTGCTCGCCGACCGACGGGATCCGCGTTTCGCTGACCTCCCCCGCGCTGGGGTTGAACCACTTGATCCATGGCGTTTTCAGGTCGCCGTGCGACACCTTGCAGACGCCGGTCGGGTCGACGTCGGTCAGAGTGCCTATCCGGTTGTGATTGTCAGCTCGGCGTCGCAGATCCTCGATCTCTGTCTCGATCTCAGCTAGGCGCTCGATCAGCGGCGCCATGCGCCTTCTTACGAATTCGTCAAACATTGGGCACCTCGAGCGGCGTGTATTGCGCCGGATCGTCAAAATCAGGGACCCGCCAGGCCACCAGCGGCGCGCCGCTGATCACCGGATCTTCTGGCAACTTGTCAGGGCCTGGCGCGATTGCCTGGCGAAAGGTGACGCCCCAGGCGTCGTACCCGTCGGACCCCTTCTGGAAAATCGACGGCCCGCTGTGCATGTCCTCGGGCAAATCACATTGCCGGCCGGAAAAGCCCCAACGGTTGTTGTCAGCCAGCCGCTCGAGCACGGTCGCCAGGTTGACGGCCTCCAGGGCGGGGAACTTGCGAAACCGGCCGACGACTGCGTGCAGGGTGACGGTCATCAGATGCACGTAGCGGCCATCGTTGCTCCTGGTCCGTGGCGTGGTGCGCTCGAACTCGATCAGCACACTGGCGTCACCGACCTTTCCGTCGAATTCGTCATAGTTGGCCACGTCGACCCCGAGGCCTGCAGCGTGGATCGCGTCGCCAATGGCGAAAAACAGATCTGACACGTTGTTCATGGGCCTACGAACTGGCGAAGACATGGCGGGCCTCTTTCTCGAACAGCTCAATGAATTTGTTTTGCGCGCGCTTTTCCCAGCGCTCGAGAGCGCTCAGGCCCTCGCTTTCCCAGTTTTCCGTAACGCGCTTGAGCGGCAATCGCTCGCGACCCTTGCGCTGGAACACCAGGGGGTATTTGGTTTTCATTGGGGAGATAAAAGCGTCGTCGTACTGACGATGCCCGACCGATACACCGGTCGCGGTCTGCTTTGGCGTGCCCAGGTAATGCACGCTGATAGGCTTCAAACCCACCCATAACTTGACCTCTTTCGAGGTCGACTGGCTGTAGACGTTGTAACGGTGCCGGATTGGGCTCTGCCCGATGCGCAGCTCTTTAGCGATCTCTCGCGAGCTGTGCGTGCGCAGCCAATTGGCCGTGCCGCGCAGAGCGCGGGCAGCGGCCAAGTCCAGCTTTTTGATGGCCTTCTTGTCGAACTGATCGACCTCTGCCCAGCCATCGACCTGCAGATTTATCTGGAAGCCCGCCATGTCCCACGCTCCGCAGGTTGCGCGTCGCGGTCGCCGAACGGGATCAGTGTCAGCACCGACCGGACGCGGCCGACTGGCTCAACGTCCGTGATCGAATACTCGACGCCGTCCGCGACGACCTTCGTCGTTTTCCAGTTGACCGGCACCTCGCGGTTAGACAGCTGCAGGTGCTCTTTCAGGGGCTTGACCTTGACCTGAGCTGCACCAGGATCAATCCCCGCCCGGTACAGCGAGCCAGTGGAGCCAGGCTTGCCGTACATTCCATTGACGCTCCGAGGCTCTCGTCCTGGTTCGATCAGCTGCACCCTGCAGCCGAACTCGTCAGGGTCGAAAAAGCTGTCAAAATCGTCGTCGCCGATCACTTCGTGGGCTTCTTGGCCGCCGCTGCTGCTGCCTTCAAACCTTCCACTTCGACAGCCAGCGCCTGCTTGCTTTCGCCCAGGGCGTCGACCTCAGCAGTCAAAGCCGTTTTCTGCTGCTTCAGCTCGTACAACTCGTCTTCGAGATCCCCCTGCTGGCGGGCGAGCTCTCGAATTTTGCCGTCGAACACTTCCTCGACGCCGCCCTGATCGTCGCGATAGCCCTCGATTTCAGCTTCGGTTGCGTCACGCGCAATACGCGAGCCCCGCCAGTCGTCCCGCAGGCCCTTTTCGACCTCGAGCATGGTCCCCTCGGGTACCGGGTCGCCGTGCAGCATCATGTCGGTCAATGTGACGATGATGTACGTCAGAATTTGTTGAGCCTGGCTCATTTGCTTATCACCTTTCCGGTTAAAAAAAGGGGAGAGCCGAAGCCCTCCCCCATACCTGCCCGCTATTTCAGGTTCTTTTACGGCGCGACCACTTTCTTTTTCGTGGCCATGCAGAACGACGACTTACCGCGCACGGCGGCGTCGACGTCCTGGAACACGCGCAGCACGAGGCCGTCGCTGCCAGCCAGCGTTGAGGTGTCAACCTTGAGATCCATCACACCCCACAAGCCCATTACGACCTGAGAGAAGTCACCGAAAAGCCAGGTGTCGTCGGGCATTTGGTTAGTGTCTTCGGCGCGGTAGCCGTTGACCTTGCCCTCCTCCCACACGGTGCGGCCGGTGTTGGCAAACTTTTCAGTTTGCTGCGCCAGACCGGATTGCGTGACGCTGGTCAGGTAGCCCAGGGCGCCGGTAGCAGCGTTAAAGCTGGCGACCTTCGTGCGCATATCCACGGCCTTGCCGTAATTCAGGCCAGGACCGTCAAACTCGATCATAGGAATACCCGGCTGATTGAGCAGACCGAGCAGTTGGCTACCGGTGCCTGGCCCGCGCAGAGCGCCCAGGTCGATTGCAACGCCCAGGCCATCCATCAGGTCGTCGATAATCAGCGACTCGATCGAGCGGGCGGCCTGCTTACGCAAGCGGCGAGTAACAGGGATACCGCCTGCGATAGTCTTCGGCGACATTGGCAGAGTAGTCAGGTCGAAGTCGCTCAGATCGACGTTCTGACCTTCGCCCAACCAGGTGAAGTTACTGCCGCTGATTTTCTTCGGCAGATCGAGGTCACCGACCAGGCCGCCCAGCATACGCATACCCATTTTTGCCATAACGGTCTTGTTGCGCAGGATGTCGACAAACTCGTCGAGGCGCAGATCAGTATCGACCAGCGCGCCGCCCTTGCTCGGATCACCCTTGGACATGCCACGCATCAGCAGATCATGCGGCACGTAGAAGCCGCGCGATTCCTTCTTGAGGGTGTCCGCCAGGGCCAAGCTAACTTGGCGCTCCAGACCCGCTTTGCTCCAGTCGTTATCTGCAGCTGCGTTGATCGCTCGCATCAGCGAGTATTGACCGATTTCCTTGTTACTCAGGCCCAGCGCCCGAGCCGAAACGTCTTTAACGAAACTTGGCAGCTCGCGTTCTTCGTTCTGCAAAGGCTTCTGAGTCAGCGGCGCCTGATTGGGTTGGCGTTCGAGAATCAGGCCGCGTACCTGGTCGGCCGAGTAACCTTTCTGAATAGCTTCCTGAGCCAGCTCAGGCTGATTGAAGCGCTGACCGAGAGAGAAAATGTCAGCAGATCGCTGACGCTCGGCCGCCAGTGCATCAGTGCCGAAAGTGATCGACGGCTGATTACGGGTTTCGACAGTGCCGGTATCGACCGCCGGGGTGTTGGTGCCAGTCATGTTGCTACCTCTAACAATAATGGTGTTCTGGGTTACTTCGTGGGAACGGCCGAGCCCGACGGTCGGGTCTGCAGGCACGGAAACGCTGGAAACCTCGAAAGGCTCCCAGCGGGTGACGCGGTAAAATTCGAGATTGCCGACGGTGCGCTCGAGGGTCATTTCAAGCGGGATGTAGCCAATGGAAACGTTTCGGCGGATCCCGTCGAGCAGGTCCTGCCAGATCTCCTCGGCCTTTTCACTGCGCGAGAGCTTGAGCTTTACGTGCAGTCGGCGCTCTTCGATCCAGGCCTCGATTACTGCCCCGATTTCTCCCGACCAGGCGTTGTGCTGCAGCAGATACGGCGCACCGCCGCGCAACCTGGTTAGGTCGACAGAGCTCTCGGAGTGGTCGAGCACTTCCATGCCAAACCAGCGCGCTACGGGGTATTCACTGGAGGCCGAAAGGACGACCGTCCGGGCTTCCTTGTCGATTGACCCTGTAACGGGAGACAGGTCGCGTTTCAGCTTCCCGCCCTGGATCTCGCGCAAAACCGGCAGCACCTCGCCGCTATTCGTCGTCGTTGTCGTCGTGCCGGGCATTCGGCGATTCCTCTTTAGTGGCTGACGGCTTTTCGAGCAGGTTCCGCTCGCGGAGCAGCTGCTCCTCGGCCTCCATTTCCTCGAAAACTTCGTCCGGGTCGTCGCCGTTCTGGCGGATGTAGTGGGATCGTGATTTGGTGCGGTTGCCGATGCTCTCGGTTGCACCTTTGGAGTCTTTCAGCGGGTCGACCCAGTCCCAGCCGCGGGCCTGCCATTCCTGCTCAGAAGCACGGTCGAGGTCGCGGGGATTGATCTTGATTGCGCCAGTCAAAAGGCTGCTGTTAAACCACTCCTCGCCGAGGCGCTCGAGCAGCTCACTGATCACCATTTCTTGAGCGCATTTGTAAAATTCACGCTCGTCGATTTCGCCTGATCGCAGAGAGGAGTAGTTCACCCCCTCCAGGTCATTGGCCAGGCGGTTATAGCTGGGGCCAAGGCCCGCAGCGCCACCGCGCAACGTGTCTTTTACAAACGGCGCGTAGTCACTGCCCGGCCCGAAGGCCTGCACTGGCTTGTACTTGACCCCCCACGGCAGAACCTTCGCCGTACCGGCTTCGATTTCCTCGTGCAAAGGCTCCGCGACGCCATCCTCGGGCGGGTCGACCCATTCGGCGTCTTGCTCGTACAGGCCCGTGATTTTCGCGCCCTGCTCGGCCTTAACGCGCGTGGCGTGGCGGAACTCTTCGAGGTGGTGAATATCCAGCGCGGCGGCGTGCGTCCAGGTAAAACCGCGCGCCTGGTGCGGTCGCCATGGATCGAACGTATGGATAAGCTCGGTTGCCGGAATGCGCTGATAACGCTCGTGAGCCTTGTGCTGCACGTCGCCGGGGTGATCGTTCAACATCCAGTACGCTACAGGCCGCTCCCAGGCGTCGAGCTCCACGCCCATCCTTACGCGGTTGCCGTTGTCCAGCTCGGTATTGAGCTTTATGTCGAGGCGATCGGCTTCAAGGATCTGCAGCGCGATACCCCAGCGATTCGGCCACTTGCGCACAATGCGCACCAGCACTTCACCGTCGCGGGCGAGCGTCTCGATCCAGAGCCACAAAAACGTGACGTAGGAGTAACGCCCGGTAACGTCGAACTGCCCCTTTTTGCAAAACTTCTTGAATTCCTTCTCGATCAGGCGCCGCGTGACGCGGTCGGTTTTCCCGTCGGGCAGGACCGCTTTCGACTGCAGCCGGATACCGTAGGGACCGATCACGTTCTGCCGTAACAGTCGGTAGAAGCGCTTTAGGTACGAGGTGTTGATCGACTGCTCGCGCGCTCGTTGGCGCAGCGTCTCGTGATCGCGAAAAATCTCCTGGTTAGCATCCGATGCGCTTTGCCGCCCGGTCCACGCTTGCTGTAGACGGCCACCGCTGGCCATCTTGAACGAACGCATTGATGGCTCTTTTCGACCAGGTGCTGCGTCAGCTGCCGGGGACGGTTTACCGCCCCAGCGAAGCCATTTCAGCGGGTTCATAAGCTACCTCAACACAAGTTTGACCGGACGACCGAGAGGCCAGCGGCGGGCCGCAACGCGCTGAATTTCGCGGCGGTACTGCAGGCGTAAAGCGTTCAGCCGCTCGATCGGGATCCGGTCGAGGCGCATCCCGTCAATTTCGTAACTTTGCTGGTCCTTGGGGATCCGCTTTTCGAGCGCAGCCTCGATCAGCGCGAGCATTCGCTGCGCGTGATCTCGGGCGTCGCTCGGTTCGGCGGTTTCAAGGTTTGCGGCGACCTCAAGGGTCCCGGTGGCCACCGTCAGGCGCTGATCACCCCGAAGGGCTAAAGCGACCCACCGATAAAAGCCAGGTGCCCAGCGAGCCGTTGCAGATGCCGTCAGCTCGACCTGGTACGTGTCACCACCCTGTGCGTCGACCTGGTGGCGATCAGGGCCGCTGAATACGTAGCGCAGCCCCCAACCAGCAGAAGCCGGGCGATCGGGCACGTCACGCGACCAGGTGACAGAGTCACCCGCGTGTAGTTGTGTCGGTTCCATGGGTTCACTCGGCGCCGCCAGATGGCGCCGAGGCGCTACCTGGTCGACTTCTTGATGATTTTGTAACGGGAGCTACCTCGAGCAGGCACCGCGTCGATCTTGCGCTGCCTAGCCGGGGCGGCTGGCTTGCTCTCCGCAGGCGCCAACGGCTCCGCTGCAACCTTAGGAGGGGGCGCACGAGCGGATCGCTCAGAACGGACCCGACGGGCGCGAGCTGGCGGAACGTCATCGACCGAGACAGGCTCGTCGCCCTCCTCGGCCATAGGGCCAGCCTTGACGGCGATCAGCAGCTCGGCGCGAGTCAATGCGCCGACCTTGCGTCGCTGCAGCTTGTCGCGCAGAGCCAGGATGTATTGCATCGCCTCGCAGTCGAGGTAATGGTTTTCGCCGACCTGGTGAAACTTCCCCTCGGCCTCGCGCCACTCCTCGCCGACTATCTGTTTGCAGTAGTCGTCGGTCACTTGCTGGTGCAACAACCACCAACCGGGCCGATCATCAGGACGAGCAAAACGGCTATGCACCCACCGTTTTGCGAAAGGCGAGTCGAAGGCCCATCGAGCGTCACCGCGTTTCCGCGTCTTACCCTTGCGGTCGACCTCTACCATTTCCTTGCGATAAGGCTTGTCCAAGCGCTCACGACCGCGCAGGGCGATTGCCCTGTGCTTGTTGTCGTTGATGAACTTGTACACCTGGTCATCGCGATAACCGATGTCGATACCGGTCATGCTGATGCTGTTGCCGTCGTATTCCGTGTCGATCAGCTCGCCGAGCTGCTCCCATACAGCGTCTTGGTCTGTTTCGCCCCATAGCTCGCCGTGCTCCAGGAGCATCGAGCCCATGCCCGCATACCAGGCACGGATAGCGTAAACCAGGCGGTTTTTTTGCACGTCAATCGTGCAGTAGATCCGCAACGGCTCGAGCAGCAGCTGCGCCGCAGCGTAGCCCCAGCACATAGCGCGAACCTGTTCCCAGGTCGGCACGTCCCCGGACTGCGCGTAACACTCGCCGAAGCCCGTGTTATAGACGGCCAGCAGGTCGGCCGGGTCGCCGCCTTGAATGGCCGCGAGCAGATCCTTTGCCAGCGATCCGTAGGTCTTTTTCGAGGAGAACGAGCAAAGGCCAGAGGCCAAAAAACTGTAATGCGTTGAGCCTGCAGTTTCAGCAACACCGGTAATTTCACCGTCGCGACTGATCGACTGGCCGGGCGCAACAGCCCGGCCGCGCTCATTCATCCAGGGGCGATATTTGCTCTCGATCTGGCAACCGCTGGCCCCGCAAGTAAGCCGGGCGCCGCGCTGTGCCTCGTCAGGAGTACATTCGTTCTCCTCGCCTTTGCCTGGCCACCAGAGCAGCCCCGACCAGGGAATAAAATACTCTCCGCACTCAGGGCACGGCACGGCCCACTCGTGGCGGGTACCGGACTGCCACAGCTTCCAGACCGCCGAGCCCAGCGCCTTTACAGACGCCACTTCCCAGTGCTCGAGGCCCGACGCTTCGTGTCGGCGCTTCCTCACCCGACCGTGCGTAGGCGTGGCCGTGTAACAGATTTTCGACCCGTCGTAGGCGTCACCGCGACGCTCTACCAGGCTAACCGTCGAACCCTCGCCGGTGTTTACGATCCGATCGACCTCGTCGACCATGATCAAGCCCGCCGAGTCTGCAGACAGACCCGACGGCGACCCTGCCCACACAAAGCGCAGCTTTGTTCCGGCGATCCACTTCACAAACGTAGTGGACCGTCGGGCGTCGAGCTTGGCCGTCAGCGACTCGCATTCGGCGATCATGTCGTCGAATTTCGGCACCACAGCATCTTTCAGTAGCGGCGCGGTCGGCGCGATGTACATGATCGGCGTCGGATCTTCGTCTAGCCGGTGGCCAATGATGTTTTCCATAGTGACCGACTTGCCCATCTGCGTTGCCGTGATGAACGTCACACGGTCAAAGCAAGGTTGAGCAACCGCCCAGGCGACCGGGCGCATGTACGGGTTAACGTCAGGGTTAAACGGCCCTGGACGCGGCGAGCTCGGCGGCATAATCCGCTTGTCGCGCGCCCATTCGTCAGACGTCCTCGGCGGCGGCGCCTGTACCAGCTTCGAGACGTTCAGCATTGATTTCGCTAACGTCTGCAGAGAAATTGCGTGATCTATGTTCGAGGCGCTCGGCAGTAGCCTTTCGGATACGCCTTGTTTCCTCAAATATTCGAGCTCGGATAAGGGCAGGGTCATCGATAATCGCCAGATCGGCAGCGAGACGGCTCGCCAGCGAGTCAAGTTGAGTCGCATAAACGGCGGCAACGCTGGTGTTCAAAATGACAAAAGCCTCGAGCGGCACGAGCCGCCCGCGCACCTGGTCAATTTCAAGCTGCAGCTTTTCGCGCCGCGCTCGTTTGAGCAGCCGATCCTCGGTCGAGGCCGAACTCAGCCCCTCCTCGTCCTCGCCGTCGTCGCCCATTTCGCGGCGCACTTCCTGCAGGATCAGCCACTCAATAGCGGCCTGGCTGTCAATCTGGACGGCAACACCACGACCACCACCACCGGCAACCGGTAGCCCGGCCTCGATCAATTTTGTGATCCAGCGCTCTGACTTTCCGATCAGGTCGGCCAGGTCTTTTTTGCTGATCATCCTGCCCATGGAGAAAGGACCTAAATGGCAAAAAGTGAAAATGTCCAAAGGTACAAAGGTCCTTTGTGACCTTTGTCCTTTTGACACTCGATAAATTAGGGTGAGGCCCCGTCGCACCTGGCCGAGCGGTCAGGCTGGCGATGCAGGGCGGGGGGCCTCAAGTTCGGAAGTAAGGACCCAACTCGCGAGAAGTGACACGCGCGAGGGCCGGGGTGTTACGCCCCGTGAAGGGGGAGGGCCAGGGGGAGGACCCAAAATGCATATCGCACCATCATGGTGCGCTTTCCAGGGCGGACGGCGAGGCCTGCATCGGGGGCTGATCGACTTTCATTTCGGACGTGCAAATTCCTGCAGCCAGATCGCTAATGAACAGCGGGTCATCAGGGAGGCACTGGTCCTGATAGATCACGAGCCCAGCCATCAAGCCAGCCTTGGCAGCCTCGAACAGGTTCTGCTTTAGGCGGTAGCCCTCAAGGCGCCACAGCTCGTTGCGTGCCGACGCCTTGGCTTTAGCAATCGCGTGATTGCGTCCCAGCGCCTCGTTGAAGTTCTCAGGGCTGACGCAGCCTGCGCTCGCGGTCACGATCTCGAATCCCGACGGGTTGATCGCCGAGGCCAAAGTCGTGGTCGTGCCAGGAATCACAGAAGTGTGAAAGCTCAGCTGCTCGACCAGGGCGTCGATCTGCGCGGGAGTGATACGCGGGGCAGTCAAGCCAAGCGCGACGATTTGCTGCTCGATTGATTCAGCGTTGCGCATAGAAACGGTTCCAAACTGGTTAATGGGGCTTTACCCCGATTGGTATAACGACCGGGTCCGTGCTTTTCACACCGTCCGTCGGCCTACGCCCTGCACTACCCGCCCGGCCCGATCTCGTGCCTATATGCTGTACATATGTACATATAGACAGGGGAGCACCATGGCCAGGCAACTGCCACCCTTCGAGCCAGTAACCCAGGCCCAGCTGCGCGAGCTATGGATCACCCACAGCGACCACAACACCCGCCGCCTGATACTCGAAGTTGAGCGCTACAGGCGCGTGATAGCCGAGGTAGACACGCTTTACAAAACAGTCCACCAGGCCTGGCGCGACACGAACGGCGGCGACCTGGTAGCGCTGCACATGCTCAAGCAGGTTCTGTTTACGGAACGCTTTCGTGTGCCTTGACACCGCCGCCGTACCCTTTTTGCTGGTACTCCAGGAGCAACGCCTGCAAGTTACTCAGCCGTTCAGCGTTGGCGTTGCAGGTTGTGTAGTTTTCGGCGGTTGTTGCGGCGACGGCAGAGAGCGCAACCCCTGAGGGGGCTGCATCAGCGTCCCCGGCAGGATCAGGGGCTGGCAGAGATTTGGCGGCGGCGTCGTGCAGCCGAACAAAGCCAGCATTAACAGTGCAGGCAGCATCAGCCTTTGCAGAGACATAAACCGGAACCTCTTTAATCAGCGTGGCGCCGCGTTCCTTGATCACCTGGACGCGGTCGACGTATTTAGTGACGATGCGATCGCGCACCGTGCCCAGCTCCTGGCCCTGCTCAAAAGCCTTGGCCAACTGGTCAGCGGCGGCCTGCGCCGCGTTGCCTTGCTCGTGACTCACACCGCCCAGCCAGCCAAGGCCGACCAGCAACACGGCGACCAGGGCGAGCCCGGCCAGACCATAAAGACGCCTCATAGGCCCACCATGCATAGCTCTCGCTGTATCGCGCGACGGGTAGGAATGCCGCCGCAGTCATTGGCCGCGATGCGGCAGTCTTTACCGCCGACGTACACCCACCGGCCGAACTGCTCAGCAGCTCCACGCTGGTTGCCAGCGTTGGCCAGGCGCAAAAGCGTGGACTTGGCCACCGCCCCGTGACCGACGTTGTAGTGCATGTCGGCAATCGCGATTTTGCAGAACAGGCCCACCGGGCCGGATCTCGATTGCGCGAAGTCGACAGAGCTCCCGAGGTCGCTCTGCAGGTACGCGGCGCATTCCGGGGGCGTGGCCACGTCGCCGCGCTTTACGCCGCCCGTGTGACCCGTGCAAATGGTCCACACGCCGCCAGTGTCCGGGTACGCCTTAAATCGCGTCCCTTCCATTTCCGGCGTCAGCACCATGAGCCCGGCGAAAATCGCCGCACGCTCAACCGGCGCCGGTATGCCTGTCTGGCTCACCGTGAACCCGGCAGCAGCCAGCGACAGCGTCACCGCCGCGATAATTCTCTGCATAAGGGTCATTGGTAGCCCCCCGCGTCAGGCGGCACGTCGTCACGCTTGCGAAGCCGCGACCAGGCAAATTTGACGACCGGGTAAACCCAGCGACGGCCAACACCGTCGAGCACCAGGAACAGCGCATAGAACGCCATGAGCCTGATCGTCCACTCTTGATACGTGAGGCCATAAATCAGCAGGCCACCGCCCATGGGCGCAACCTTCGCCCCCTCAGCCTTGGCCAGGCTGAGCAGCGAGAATTTTCCGTCTTCCACGAGGGGCGTACCTGCAAAAGAAAAACCCCGCGCAAGGCGGGGCGAGAGGAGCAGGCCGAAACCTGCCGGGAGGGAATAGAAGGCCGTCACCTGGACGGCCTGAGGACTTACGAACATGCCTCGATTTGCGAACATCAGAAACGCAAAAGCCCGCTCAAATGGCGGGCTTTTGTCGGATGTATCGCAGAGTGGTTAAAGTACCCCTTTTCGCGTTACTTTTGCAAGGGCCTTTTTCACTTTTTCACTATTGCGCCTTTATACTTTTGTACTTTGGATCTTTTGTACCTTTGACCTTTTTCCCTAACATACAGCGACGACCGCGTCGATTCTTCGACAAAGGAGCATGTCCCGCAAACGTGATACCACTTCGCGCTCGAGAGAATTCGCCGTCAATGCGCTGAGCTGCTCAGGCTTATTGAATTTGACCTCGAGGACGAGCCTGTAAGTCACCGGCAGAGCATCCACGACTGGCGCGCACTCGGGAATAGACGGAACAATGTCGACGAGCTCGGCGTCAGCGAGCTTAACAATATTCACGAAGCCCGAAGGCTCGCGAGTAATGTACTCACCCCTGTCTGAGCCAAGATAGTCAACCACGGCCCCAACCTTTCCGGCATACCAAAACGAGCTATTACTGCAGCCGGTGATCATCAGCATTTTTTTCATAGTTACCTCAAGCGCGAGCCCAACTGGCCCGCGCACCTTCAATGGTTGCCAAACCTTCGGTTAAAAAGTCACAACAGGCGCACCGCGCGCCCCACTTGCCGCCCCTGGTGAAAAACCGGGCCGCGCCCTGGCCCTTGCACGTATGCAGCGGGAACTCGGGGTCGTTGACCAGGTTCCAAGTCGCAAGCGCCCTCGCCTCAACCGGATGCGCGTCGCCACGGTTGTTACAGACCGGGCAGATCCACATGATCAGGCCGGTGCTCTCCTGGTGCCGACGCTCAGGAGCGGCGGCGCAGTGCAGGCAGGCGAGGGCGGTCACAGTCAGTAGCTCGACGAGTCAGAGCTGCTCGAGCTGCTACTCGAGTCGTAGCTGCTGGAACTGCCAGAGTCATAGCTCGAGCTGCTGCAGCCATAGTCAGAGCTGCTCGAGCTCGAGCGACTCCAGGAGTCATCCGAAACGGACGGCGCGCAGTGACTGCGCACCGGCTCAGGTTCGGCGGGCGGCGCAGCGTAGGTGTCCGCTAGGTTGTACATGCTCAAAGGCGACAGCGGATTCAGCGGATTGAGCGAGTGCAGCGGGTCGTGCATAGGCAAGCCGCTGGAGCTGCTCGCGGCTGAGCTGCTCGAGGACGACCCGCCAGACTGCCGCGCAACTATTCGCGCCTGGCGATCGGCCAGAGCAGCCTGATCACGCAATTTCTGCCGCTGAGCCTCGGCCGCAGCCTCACGAGCCAAGCGGCGACGCTTGAAGAATCCGAACATAGGGCTATCCCTTCTTGGGTTGGTTAAAGCTGCTTCCAGAGCGCCTCGAGCGCCCCGGTGTCGAGTTTGTCCAGAACGCCCTGCATAGCGTCCCAGCGTGCGCGCCAGTGCTGGCGATAGTTCACGTCGCTTACGCCCAGGAGCAGCGCCAAGGCCGGGCCGTCGTACCGGCTTTGCCCCGCGTTTTTCAGGTGCTTGTGATGCTGCACAGCCAGGTGCGCCAGGCCCTTGGCCCGCTGCAGGGTCTTGCCTTGCATTTTCCCTAGCTGGGGGGCCACTCGAGCCCATAGCGTCACCACACAACCGGCCTCGTCGTCCCACACCAGCGAATCGGCGTAGGCATAGCGGATCCAGCGGCTCAGCTCAGGCGCGAGCGTTGCCACGGTGCGCACCAGGTGCGCGTCCTCAAACGCCGTCGGACCCAACGGCATGGCGCTTTTTTTCTTTTTCCGCGTCTCGCTGCAGGTCACTCGGGTGGTATCCCTGGCCAGGCTGGCCACGTAGTCAAAGGGCAGTCGTTTTGCTTCGTCGTCACCGTCGAGCGGGCACTCGGCCAGGTCGTTGGCGCGGTAGCGCGGGAAAGCGTCGCGCAGGCGGGCCGTCTCAATCACGCCGACGCCGTCAGGCTCGGCCGGGCGATCCGTCTCGTGGTAGTCGGTAGGCGCCAAGTAGGCGAATAGCAGCCACTCGCGCAGCCATACCAGATCCTGCGCTACAGGCCCGGCAGGGGCCTTACTGCGCCTGGTGACGACCGGGCGCGAGAATGGGCCAGGCAACAGCACCCAGCATTCAAGATCGTCGACCGGGGGGAATGCGTGGCGGATCTCAAGCGAGAATGATTGGCGAGCCGTCATGTCAGTGACCCTTTGCCAGCAGCTTGGAGCCTGCACAGATCGAGCAGCGGGTCGTGCGCGGGAACATCGCAAGGCGAACGGCGCCAATAGCACCACCGCAGCACAGGCAGAACTGACCCAGGAGGCGGCCAGCCTGCAGCGCATCCTCGGCCATCATGGCGCGAGCGATCGCGTCGTCTTGGCGCAGCTCGAGGCCGCCTGAAACATCACTGAGCACGGGCCTCACCCTTCTGACCGAGCAAACGAGCAACCGCAAAGGCCGCGTTACGCTGATTAAACGACTCCACGAACGCCGCGCACTCGGCGGGCTCGTTGAAATAGAAATTTTGGGTTTGGCTTCGAGTCGAGGCCTTGACCACGACCCGCGCCTCGGAAAGCCCCTGGCGACGCGGCATGTCGAGCACCAGGACGGACTGGCCGCCGACAACACTAAACAGACGAATAGGCCTCATTCCGACACCCCTTTGCGTGACGGCGGGGTGGTCAGCAGATCGAAAGCGTGACGGTCACGCTTGACCAGATCGGCCCCGGCGATGGCCAGGGCGGCGAGGACCGGCGCAAAGAGCGCGACGAACGCCTCGGGATCCTTTTTGGCCAGGGCAGAGGAGCCGTGCGCCAACAGGGTCAGAGCCTCGGCTGACTCCTCGAACCCGCCAGCCTTGCAGACGTCGATCAGGGCCTGCACGGTGCCGCCATAGAAGGTCATTGCAGGAAGGTGGAACGCCTCAGCGTTCAATTTGGCTTTGGCCTCGCGTAAGCGCTTTTTCTGTTGACGCTCGCGGTTTTGACGTTTGACCTTGTCAGCCTTGCTCTCACCAGGCACAGCCTTAAACCGTTCGGCCAGAGCCTCGTCATCGGTCGGAATTAGGTCAGACTCGCTTGTCGAGCTGACCAGGCGCAGAGCGGCACTCATAGCGGCTCGCCTTTGAGGTTGGTCAGCATCATCAGCGGCAGCGGGCGGCCGGTGCCGGTCGCGAGCGCCACCAGCTCGTTAAACATTGCCGAAATGGCTTCGGTTCCTTCGATCAGCATCCGATCGACGTCGGCGGGGCTGTCCGTGTGGTCGTACACGCCGTCATGCGCAGGGGTGCTAGCCGCCAGGAACTCACCGATAGCCTGAGTCACCTCGCCGAGCTGCGCACGGGCAGCGGGCACGCCAACTAGGCCGACGAGCTCAGGAATACGCACGTCGAAGCAACCGGCCATCGCCAGGAGCTCGGAACGAGCCGACCGCTGGTAGTCATCAGGCAGGCAAGAAAGCCAAATCCACTTCCATTCGAGCGGGAAAGGCTGCGTAGCATGGAAAATACGCGCGACGCGCTGCGACCAGGCCTTACGGTTTTTCTGGTACGTCTCGACGTCTGCAGGCTCCTCTTGATCAATCAAGCCCGCAGCGGAAAGGGCGACCGCCAGGCGATCGCTGGCGAAACGCTCTAGCGACCACTCCGAATGGGCAAACCATCGGCTAGTCTGATCAACAATCACATCCCTTTCCGTTCGCATAGTCATAGCACTTTTCCCTGAAATGTCGGTCGCATGTCGCTATCCCTACATTCTCTATATATCGAGCAAAAATGCAACTAAATTCCTATATAACGAGTGGTGCCGCTGTGCATCTAGAAGGGACAATAATTGCGGTTATAGGAGAGGGAACCATGCAACGCGACTACACAATCGGCACCGCAATACGGATGCGGCGGCAAGCCCTTGGATGGTCACTACAACGCCTGATCGACGCCTCGCATATCGAGATGTCAACCGGCCATTTAGCGACCTTGGAAACTAAGGACGTGGCGCCTAGCGTCTATGTCGCCGACGCCCTGGCAAAAGGCCTCGGGACCACCATCGACGTTCTGCTGAAAGAGGCGGCAGACCCTAAGGGGTTTTCGGCGCCAAGCGAGCACGCGCAGCGCGTGCCTGTTATCCCATGGAATTTAGCCTCTGAATGGGGCCGAAACCCTGATCCTAAGCGGCTTCCAGCCGGTACAGCATGGATCATGCCGCCAGAGTCACCGGCCGGTAGAACCTTCGCAATGACGGTCCGCGACGAGGGTATGCAGGCCCCCAGCGGGATCAGCTTTCCAATGGGTTACACCATCTTTGTCGACCCCGGCCGCAAGGCCGTGGCGAACGACTGCATAGTCGGGCACCTCGGCGACCCGGCGTCGCCAGTCTTCAAGAAATTGACCCTGGACGGTTCAGCGTTCTACTTGAGGGCCCTTAATCCGCAGTTTCCCATGCAGCAAGTGGGTGATACATTCGAGGTGATCGGCGTCGTCGTGGGGGTCCGCGCGACGTTCGACAAAGGAGGGGTTCTATAAAAAGAGCACGTCAGTCTTCTAAATATAGAGTGGACGACGTAAAGTAGCGGGGCTACCCGCTAACGAGCTGTTTTTTTTCAAAGGTTAGAAAGGACAAAGGCCGGGGGGCTTTAGCAACCCCCCGGCCTTCGCGATAGACGCACACCCTACGGTGTCTTACTGAGCACATCGAGTTATCTGTTTTAGCGGGCAGGTAACATCGACAACACTTGAACTTGCCGTTCAGTGCTCAGTTTAGGCCCGTGTCACCCCGCGTCAATCGTTTGTACTTTTTCACCTTTGTACTTTTGACCAAAGGGACAAAATGACAAACGTACAACGGACCGGCGGCCTAGGGGCCTTTTATCAGGAGCGTTTCAGCTCCGACCCCTACAACCTGCTCACCTATTTTGATGCGGATATTGCCGCAGCAGCTGCTGACGCCTACGTAAAATGGTCGTCAGTCAGTGACCATTTGCGCCTAAACGGCAAACCCCTTAAGTCCTATTCAAAAACCAAGGTTGTAGCCACAGATACGCGCTATAACGGCAAGGTGATGGTATGGGGCGAGCTCGCGAAAACCGACCCTAAGCCAGCTACCGAAACGCGGCCAGCGCTTGCCAAGATTGAATACCCGTTCCTGACGTTCAGCAACAACGTGACCGGCTCCTCGACCTGGTCCGGCTTCACAGCGCTGCTCGAGCTCTACAGGCGCGAGCACGGTATCGACTCCAGCGAGCGCGATCGCCAATGGTTGGCCAAGCAAGAGGCCCGGCGTGCTGAGCGTGAAAGCCGCCTGCAGGCCGAAGCGGCCGCCGCCGCTATTTCTGCTGAGCGCGTCCACAAGGAACGAATGGCGTTTGAGCGCGCCTGGCTGACCGGCGAGCGTTGCGAGTTCGAGTATGAGGGCAAAGGCAGTTCGACCTATATCGGCAAGGGCTTTGTGGAGGTGCTCAGCACCGAGGACGGCACCGCCCCTTACCTGGTGAAAAAGCAGATTTCCGACGTTGCGTCACGCTTTGAAATGAAACGAATGCGTGACCGTCACGGTGTTTTTACAGGCGTTCCCCTGTACGACATTCAGGGTAACTTTCTCGGCCTACAACGTCTGTACGAAGACAAAAAACTGCAGGGGACCGGCGTCAAGATGGACGGCGCCCACTGCATTTTCGGCGACCTGGAAACCGCAGACGTTCGCTTTGCCGTTGAAGGCTTCGCAACCGGCGCCAGCATTTATCTGGCCGAGCTGGAAGCAAAACGAAACGTTGCGGTAGTCGTGACATTCAACGTCGCCAACCTGGTTAAGGTCCTGCAGGTTTACGCCAAGCATTACCCCGCCTGGCGATTCTTTAACGGCGTCGACAACGACCAGTGGAAAACATCCGGCAACGCGGGTTTCCTGGCCGCGCTCGAGATCCACCGCGAGCACAAGCACCCCGGCATTGTCCCTAAATTCAACATGACCGAGGAGGAGATCGACCAGGCCAAGGCAACCGGCAAGGGGCCGACCGACTGGAACGATTTTCACGTCTTGTACGGCCTGAAAGCCACGGCCAAAGCCCTGCACGCCCGCGAAAACGTGCTGCGCGCCGAGAAAGACTGGTTTAGCTATTGCCTGCAGCGCGTCGCCTACAGCGGCCGCTTTGCTGAGAAGGCGGCGAAGTCGGCAATCAATGCCGGTATGCTCCTGGTGCCAATCAAGTACGACACTGCAGAAGTAACGCGCCGCGTGCTCGAGCAGCTGCCCGCCAGCGCCCCCGAGGCACTACGCCCGAAACTGCGCAGCCTGGCGCAATGGATCGACCGCCAGAAGCTCAGCCAGGCCCAACAGCTGCGCAGCTTTTCCCCTGCAGCCTTGGCCCGTCCACACGTCCAATACATCCCCGTCGCGGCTGTGCCTCACCCGGTCCACGGCGGGCCGATGGTGCCTGGCCACCTGGCTGACCTGATCGGCAGTCTCGAGGGGATGATCATTATTCGCGCCCCGATGGGGTCGGGTAAAACCGAGGATCTGATCGCTCCAGTGCTGCAGGCCTCGACAAAGGGCGCCTATGTCGCGCATCGCGTCTCGCTCCTGGACGACGCGGCCGCACGCCTCAACCTGGACCGCAACGGCGACCAGGCCGAGGCACGGGTCGAGCATTACCAACAGGTGGCCGCGTGGCAAATGCCCTACGTTTCGCACCTGGCTTGCTGCGTCAACAGCCTGACCGCGCCGAAGTTTTACAACTCTGAGGAGCGCAACTGGTTTACCACCCTTGAAACGCTGTGCATCGACGAAGCGAGCCAGGTCATCCGCCACACCACGACCGGGCCGGTTGATGGCCGCGTGCGCGTGATGGATTCCCTCATTGAGGCTGTCGCCTCGGCTACGCGCGTGCTGCTGTGCGACGCCGACGCAAACGACACTGTGATCGAGTTCTGCGAACTGGCGCGCCCTGGTCAACCGATCACCGTTATCGAGGTCATCGGCCAGAATCAGCAGATCCGCGTCGACCACGGCGACGACGAGAGCGTCTGGCAACTGGCGGTCGATCAGATTTGCGCAGGGCGTCGCGTCCTGGTGGCCAACGACTCGGCCGAGAGCGCCAAGAAAATGGCCGCCCTGGTCGAGGATAAAGTCAAAAACGGCGAAGTTCCCGCAGTTCGAATGCTCCTGGTACATGCCGACAGCAAGGCCGACCCTGACGTCGAGGCCTTTTTATCCAATCCGAATGACGAGGCGCTCAAGTACGACGTGCTGATCTACTCGCCCGCGATCAGCTCGGGCGTGTCGATGAAAGAACGGCATTTTGAATGCCATTTTGGGCTTTTCAGCGGTAACACTGTCGGCCCATCTGACGCACTGCAGATGCTGCGCCGCGATCGCTCAGCACGGCACTACATCGTCGGCATTGGTCACTCGTCTGCACAGCGCGAAACCAGTTCCGACGTCATGTATCGCGGGATGCTGGTCGCCGAGGGGTTGATCTGCAAGATCGAGGACACTCCCGAGGAGTACCGCGTCACCCGCAAGAAAACAGCTTTCGATAAAATGTACCTGACGACCGTTGCCCTGGAAAACAGAGCGCGGAACAGCTTCGCTAACAATCTGCTTTTGATGCTGCAGGCCGAGGGCTACCAGGTGCAGCGCCTGGATTTGAACGGCAACGAGGAGGCGCTAACCGACGCCTCGCGGGAAAACCGCAAATTCGCGGGCGAGCTCGTTTTCTCCAAGCGTATGGACCTGATCGACGGCGTCACCACGCCAACCGAGGAGGAGTTTCTCAAGCTCAACCGGCTGGAAGTTCGCAGCGAGGCCGAAAGCGCCCAGGTCGACCGCTTCCACATCGAGCACCAGCTCTGCGTTGAGGAGATCACCCCCGACGACGTTTCGTTCTATGACAATCGCGGTATTGCCAAGGTCGTAGCACTCGAGCTGCTGCAAGCCTCTGAGGCGCAGGCTAAGGCCTATGACCTCGCCCAGCGCAAGGCGCGTGTGGTGTTGACTCAACATCGCTTCAAATCGTCGCCACGGGCCTTCCTGGTCAAGATTTTTGAGATCCTCACCCTCGATCGGACGACAGGCGTCGGTCAATTCAGCAGCGACCAGTGCCGTGCAGTGCTCGACCTGGTCAAATCCGACCAGGACACGCTAGACCTATACAACACCCTCAAGCTCGGCCGCTACGTGCCGACCCTGGCCTCGAAAGTCTGCGCCACCACGCTGGTTAAGTCGATTCTAGAGCGCCTCGGGTTGACCACATTGAAGCGTAAGACGAACGGGCAGAACGTTTACGCGCTCAACATGGATAATTGGGCGTTCGTGATGGCCTATGTATGGCGCCGTGCGGCCAAAAACGTCCACTCCCTGACTACCCATGACCACGAAGCGACGCACCAGCCGCTGCTGGCCCCTGAGGAGCCCGCAGCGGCCCCGGCTGGCTTGATTGAGCAGCACAGGGACACTTTGCAGTATGAGGGTGTAAGCCCAGATCTAAAGTATCCCTTGAATGTTGTTGAGAGGCTTTTTGCTGTTGCTTCGCTTTGTGACCTACCCCCCGGTACTTCGCTTTCAAGGCTGGTCGGGGCATTGAACCCTGACACCGCGCTGCAGTTCGCTGAGCCGGGGGTCGACATGGATCACGTCAAATGGATGCTTGGCTACGCGGCAAAGCTACTCAGGCCAGAAGCGAGTTATACTGTATAAAAATACAGTGGTGGCTTTTTTAACACGAGGGGAGGGAATTACCTTGCAGTGCCAGGAAAAAATGGACAAAGCGTCCGCCAAGCTAAGCCGCGCCAGGTCGGCGCTCAGTATGGCCACGAAGGCCGGAATGGAAGCAACGAGGGGGGAATTGCTCGACATGATCGCCGCAGCGCTTGAATGTATCGACGACGCGGAAACGGCCATGCGGGATGGGGAGAATCAGGCAGCGCAGCCGGGGCACTTGGCCCCGGCTGGTGCGGGTCTTGAGTTGGTGGCGTCTCAGTCGCGGGTGGTGTCGCTGCCCTGCGCCAACAGCGCGCTATAAGCTGACTCCCTGCTGTCACCCGTGCCCCTGGCCACTTCTACGCCATTCAGCTTGGCGACAGCGGTCCACTGGCCGTCGCTTTCACTGAGCGAGATCCTCGGTTTAGCATTCGCCACTTCTGCCGGTACGACCGGCGCAACCGCTCGAATCGGGCGGTTTGGGGTGGCCAGGGCCTCGCTGGCCAGCTCCAAATATTCCTTGATCAGTGGGCGATAGCTGCCGACGTTTACACTGATAGCCTTCTGCGTGATCCGCGCGTCTGGTGCGGTTTCTACGGTCGATTTCACCCAGTTGTGAATCTTGAGCATTGCCTCGCGGCCGTCGATTTTTTCGTGCTTGTCCAGGTCCCGCAGCGCTTCGATCCGGCTGGCGAATTTGCTTTCTACCTGGTCCGCGCCTTCTGGCTTAGCGTAGGTGATCTTGAATTGCTTATAGGTCTGTTGCGTTTCGGTGTCTTCGTGGCCCAGCTGCTCGCGCCAGAAAATATCCTCGTTAACCCCCTTCCACTTCGGGTCGCGGTTGAAATGCAGCTCGAACACCACCCGAGCCCAAATCGGCCGCGAGTCCTTGAATACACGCTCCTGACTGCCTAGCACGCGCTTTGCCAGCTGATTAAGGTTGCTATGCACGCGGTTATTGATGGCCACGTTGTCCAGGTGCTGCAGCTCGATCGCCTCGGGAAGGCTGCGCAGCTTGGCGATCGCCTCGAGCACCACATCGGCCGCGACGAGCGTATAGATCCGGTAGCTCGAAGCGTAATCGACGCCTGCGCGACGCTTGGCCTGGCCGCTGAATTCGAGCTCAAACTCGCCCACCTTCTCGAAACGGCCCTGTTTGACGACTTCGATCTCGCGTCGCCCGGTGGCCAGCGCAATGCCTAGCGCCAGGTGCGAAAAATACGGCGCCGCGACTCCGTCGCGGATCTGCACGCTATAGAAAAGCTCGCTGATGGTGTCTATCAGCCAGTGATAATTGATCTCGACCGTGTTGGTAGCCTTGACCTCGCGGGCCTCGACCGCCTCGGCCGCCAGCTGCACTTTGGTGGCCTTTGGCAGGGTTAGGTGACGCATGATCTCGTGGTCGAGCTTCATTTCGCTGACCTCCTCATATGCGTCGAGGTCCTTGTCCTGGCGGATCTGGATCAGCAGCTCGTGATGGGCCACCCGGAGCGCGGAAATGTCCTGGTGGTCGATCAAGGCCAGCAGCTGCGCGGCGTAGCGCGGGTGCTTTTTGGCCAGGCGCTGAGCGCTCTCCTCGATCGAGTGATGCCGCCAGTTCTGCTCTGTGATCGCTTTGCGGACGATGGTCAGATAACGGCGGTAGCTCGAGGGCATAAGTTTGTCTTCACCCTTGCGGCGACGATCCTCGTACAACTTGTTTTTCAGGCGCTCGGCCAGGCGCCCCATGCGCTTTGTTTTCTCGCTCCTGCTCAACTCCTCGTTACCGTCAACAGCCTTGACGTCCTTTAGCAGCTGCTCGATCAGCTCGCCCAACTCAACCTTACGCCCCATGACAACCCCCTAGATATGCACCCTTAGACCATTAAGCAGCGTAGGCCAACTAGGCATACACCGCAACATCATATGGAGTATACACCCTTTAACCATCGCTGCATACACCTATTCGCAAATATCTATACACCCAAACGCATAATCCCCATTGATATACACCTAAGCGCATATCCCCAGGCTATATGTCATGGTGGATTGGTGTATGGGTGTATACACCAATCCACCATGACATATAGCCTGGGGATATGCGCTTAGGTGTATATCAATGGGGATTATGCGTTTGGGTGTATAGATATTTGCGAATAGGTGTATGCAGCGATGGTTAAAGGGTGTATACTCCATATGATGTTGCGGTGTATGCCTAGTTGGCCTACGCTGCTTAATGGTCTAAGGGTGCATATCTAGGGGGTTGTCATGGGGCG